CGGTCTTTTACCGCACGAACGGCAGGAAGACCTTTTCTCCACCATACTTCAACTGGATACTCACCAATTCGTTCAGCGGGATTTGTCGGAGGAAATGTATTAGCCCAGTCAAACGCAATAGCCTCAAGTTTAGTGTTCCACTTTCCATCTTTAAACCGCTTGTCAGCAGGTTCTCCTATTTTATGTTTCTCCATAAGGAGAAGAGCATTCTCAGCCTGTTTAGACGATACACATCCAGCCTCATACCATTCACCAATAACATAGACATTTTCTTTGTCATCACTTGCGTAAAGTATAAATGCTGCTGGTGAGCCAGTGCCAAAGTCGTGACTAGCCCAGTATCTCCACCACGGCTGGAGTTCAACGTGGTCTATAACGTGCCACGGTTCTCCATCTGAGCCATACTCCCTAAACTCAGGGAATGCTCTACCGCCAACACCAACGTCATGTTGACACTCACGTAGGAATGCTATGATTCCAAAGTCATCAATCTCACGCTGGCATACTTCAATGGACTTATGTTCCCACGTTGCAGTGCCACCAGTAATTTTATATCCAATTCGACCATCTTCACGTTCTATTGGTTCATATGCTAAATCTTCTACAGCAGGAACGATAGGTGATTGAATTCTGTTTTGCAACATATCGATGTCACCACTAAGAACACGACTCATTACTGAGTTAGCGTGAATCCTATTCTGCACAAAAGCAATTGCACAATCAGTAGATTTAGCAGGAAGGATTGTTGCAGTGATAGTTTGAATCTTCTTCTCAACACGATTGACTGAATCATCTAGTTCATCAATATCGTCAAGAATAATCATGTCAGGGCGAAGGCTATCAAGTTTTACACCACGTGCGCCAGTGTCCAGACCAAAGGCTAGGATATTAAAGCCATTTGCTGTTCGCAGTTTCTCTGCGTTCCATCCCTTTGAATATCCATATTTGTTGATGGCTCTCTCAATACCACACCGTTCCATAGTAGTTGCAATATCAGCAACGTGACGGTTGGCAGCATCCTGAGTAGCGCATACATATAGCAGGAATCGACGAGATGCTTTGACTGAGATTCGACTGGCTATCAACTCCATAGTAGTTGACTTACCACCACCACGAAACCAACATTCAATTAATGCTGGTGGAGGAGTACCGTCTTGAATACTCTCTGCCCATTCCCACGCACGAGTATGATGCTCGCCCATTTTAGATGATGCAGCATGATGGGCAAATACTTTTAACCACTGCTCATATGGCATCTCATGACCATTGATAGGGTGCGCTCTCGTATCATCAAAGTCACCTATATCAATTGCGTCATCAAGTCTTTCACGCATTGCTTCAAGCAGGGCAATGGATAAAGGTTTATCTGGTCTGACAAACTTCTTTAATGCCTTAGGCGTTAGCCGTTTATTAACTGTTGGTTTCTGAGCCATTTACAATCTCAGCATCGATGATGTCACTGTTGTCATCATACACTTTCAGTAACTTATCAATGCCAACTCTAATTGCAGCAAACTCATCTGCGTTACGCACAGATGCCTTTACAATGTTTACGACTTGCATAACCAGACTAAACGCTTGGTCTACTTCAAGAGTATACGCTTTTGTCTGAAGCAATCTTTGTTCTGCTTCAACAATACTCGTTCTCTTCTCAATGAGGCTAAGTACTTCCTTAGATGCATTGGCTTCTTCTGAAGTAGAAGTAATTGCATCACCCAATGCTTTGAAGTGCATCATAAAGTCTTCACCGTGAAGATTAGATTCACACTGAGAATATAACTTACGAATAGAATGCAACTGCTCAACAGTTACACCTTCGGCTGCAAGTTCAGCACGATGGTCAATAAGAGCAGTGATATAAGCAGCGTCATCTCGAAGAGACCACAAGTCAGGGTCTTCTCTAAGTTCATTGATACGTGCAAGAAGTTGACCACCGACACGTGCAAAACGTGAGCGACCAACACTCTTGAGTCCAGTAGTAAAGTTCAGCGTCTCAAGATTAGACTCCATAGGTTTACCGCCGTGAGTAACACAAAAATCAGAACCTCTAATGGCTACATTCTTGCATTTAACAACACCAACACCACGTACAATTTCTGCATTGCAGACTTTGACTAGTGTGCCGTTACGGTCCTTAAACCTACCGCCGTCTTTATCAATTACCGGGTCACCCTTCAATTGATGCTGTCTTTCTCATATTGCTATTGTATACTCCCTATATGTCAAATGTGCCAGTAACGCCCAAACATTATCGCTCTTCTAAATTTCAAGCCATCTCGGTTATTCGAGATTGGGGCTTGTCCTTTGAGTTGGGAAATGTTCTCAAGTACGTACAACGTGCTGGCAAAAAGAATAGTGCCTCCCAACAAGAAGACTTGCAGAAGGCACTTTGGTATCTATTGCATGAGATTCATGCTGATGTTATGGTCGTTGACTACATCATGTCTAAATCTAATGCGTTCAACTCTGAAGAAGACTAACGTGGCATAGGTTCGCCAGCAGGACGGCGCATTGATGGCTTCGTTTCGTTATCCATAATACGTCCATAGTTCTTACCCTTAGACTGACCTGCTCGCCAGAAGTCATACTGTGCAAGAACTGCTTGCTTAACTGGGTCAGACAACTTACGGAACTTCTCAGTACCCTGCATAAGTTGACGAGCCTCATCAAAATTCCTACCACGTCCAATGAGACTAACTCCATAACCCATAAGGTCTTCAACTGGTCCACCAAAACCAGTCATGTGACCACTGAATGGATTACCTTGAGTGTCCTTCATTCCATACTTCATGCCCTTTTTCATGTTGTCATTGCTACGGGCATATGGGTTCTGGTCAAACTGTGGACCACCAAAGTTCTGAGTAAACTTTGCTCGCTTATAATCAGTTGCCTTATCAGCAGCAGCAATTGCAGCAGCAGCAGCGAGTGGTCCAAAGATACCCATACCTGCTTTGCCACCTAATGCAGCAGCAGCCGGTGCGCCCTTACGTACTAATTCACCGCTTTCACGTCGAACTAGTTCTCCACCTTTAGATGCAACATCAGCACCAGCACGAATAAGTTCACGAGGAGCAGGTGGTGGTGTCATACCAATTGGACGGCTACCACTTCCAGCCTTAACCATTTCTCCACTAGCACGTCGAACGATATCACCACCTACACGAGTAGCAACCTCACCCGATGCACGTTTTACTAGTTCACCACCACCACGAGTAGCAAGGTCACGTGTACCGAGACGGGCTAATTCAGCAGGTGTCCTACGTGCAATTGCAGTACTAGTAGTATTAGAACTACGACCAACGATATCAGGATTGGCTCTTCGCATAGATTCCTGAAATCGACTGACTGCTTGTGGATTACGCAATCCAGATGTCGGTGCAGTGGACTTAGGTTCCATACCTGCTGCTGCTCGCTGCGATGCGTTGTACTTACGAATACGCTCTAAACGAGCCGAATCGATAGGCATTATTTGCCACCCTTCTTAAACGGAAACATTGGCTTCTTGCCACGCATCATTTCTGCTTTAGATGCAGGCTTCTCCATCATCTTTGCTTTAGATGATGGCTTCTTCTTCATTGTTGGTTCAGGCTTTCCGACACCCATCATCTCTGACATTGTGCGACTACCCTTTTTCATAACCATATCCCCTTTGGGATATCCCATACCTTGTGGCATATTACTTCTTCTTTCCTACACCCATAGCCTTTGACATTGCAGACTGACCTGCATATGAAGACTTGTTAGACGATGCATATGGATTCATTGAGAACGATGGACCACCGGAGTTACCAGAGTATTTAGTACGGCGGAATCCAGTTGCCTCATCTGCTGCATATAGTGCGTCAGCAGCAGCAACAGCACCAGCCATAGGACCCATTGCTGCCATATTAGATGTCATTCGACCAGCACGTGGCTGTGCCTTTGATGCACGACTTGCAAGACGCTCACGTGCAATACGTGCATTGGTTGCATCACGTCCAGTTACTACACGATTTGTTGCTTTTTGTTCTGCTCCATATTGTTTTTCATAAGCAGTTGCAGTCATTGCATCAAGTTTATTTCTCAACTGTTGACGTACAGCATCTTTGTAGCCAACATTATCTCTCATTGCATTTAATGCTTTATCAGACTCAGCCATATATGCTTTGAAAGCAGGTCCAGTGTGTTTTCGATATGCTCCTGTATTTGCTTGCTTACCTTTTTTTGTTTCAGTGTAATCTGGTTTTTGATAAGTAATTCCACCTTTTTTACGGGTGATGAACTGTTCTTCTTGTGGCATACTAACTACCTCTATAGATTTTATTAGCAGCAGTGCGCTGCTTGCTTGAACCCTTAATAACAACCTGACCTAAAAGACCAGTGTGTTCTAAGGCTTCGGCTTCGATTGCTTTACGCAATGAAGGAACTTCACCTAACTTATGTTCTTTCATTTCGTTGATGCGAAATTGTTCTTTTGTAGGTGGTTTATCAAGACCGTGTTCTTTTTGCTCAACACTAAACAATTTTTTCATTGATAAATGATTGATGTGTTTATTCATCTGATTAAGCATTAGCAGTCCCACGCCCTTAACGATTTATTGATACGTGAGTTAGGGTCACGTGCAGTTTTAGCAGATGTATTTTTAGCCTTCATGCCTTCCATTCTTGAACAGAATGATTTACGTCTACCAGCATCTGCTGTTGTTTTAGGATTAGGTGCTGGAGGTTTGAGGTTAGCACCAGTGGTTTTCTTGAAATGCGCTCGACCAGCAGCATTCAATCCACCCTTAGGGTCTTGATATTTTTTTAGTACGCCCATATCAGGGATTGTACACTTATGCATTTCTTTATGCACTCCTGATACAATTGACATATGGCTCAACGAATGATAACCAGTACAGATGACCCGCTGTACATCAATGCTATAGTCCATCTTGCGAATCTTCTTGAAGAGAAAACATTTGGTACACCACTAGGCGTATCGGCTGCGTGGACAGAGAAGTTTAATGGAACTATCTACTGCCCAGATGGATGCATAAATGGACGCTGTCCCGGTCATAAATTAATTGTTAATCTCGCTGAGATTCGTAAGCATCCACAATTTAAAAGACTTGTCTATCACGCTGAAGTATACAGTAATGGTAAAACCAATAACGTAATCTACTTCTATGAAGAAGAAGATAAAGCAGAACGTCAATTCAATGAGTTGTGCAAGAGAAGCAAATGAATAGCCTGACTACACGTGAGTTACAGGTGTTGCATTTACTATCAGTAGATGCTTTGTCCGTAAAAGACATTGCTGAATCACTTAAAATCAGCCCACGTACGGTTCACTTTCATTTACAGAACTGTTACAAAAAGTTGGGATATGAATTCAATGCACGTAATCAAACACGTGTAGTCATTGAATATCGAACATATGTAGGTGTATAATTAATCGTCTATAGTTCCCCTCCCATTACTTAGACTCCTTCCGAAAAGGTAAAGACCAGCAACCCCTTCTGCTGGTCTTTATTATTGTCAACTTATCTGCACTTTATCTGCCAGTAGAGCCTAGTCCACCTTTGCGCTCACTGTCCATTGTTACAGGCGTGTAGATGGCTGTATCACATTGTGCAAACACTAGTTGGGCGATACGGTCACCAACCTTGATTTCAAATGGTCTGTTACCAGCATTCTTGAGGATAACTTTGACTTCATCCTTATAGTCCGAGTCAATGATTCCCGGTGCGTTAGCAACAAAGACACAGAACTTTGCAGCCATACCTGAGCGACTACACACCATAGCGTAGTGACCAGCAGGAATGTTTACTGATACGCCAGTGTTAATGACTCTCCAATCACCGGGGACGATACGGTCATCATGACAAGAAGACAGGTCAAATCCTGCTGCGCCACTTGTTGCACGAATTGGAACGACTGCATCAGGATGTCGTAGTTCAAACATTTTCCATCTCCAGTTCTTTGACTGCTTGTGCAATCAACGGAAACTCTTCTTCAAATAAAACATGAATCTTGTCTGCTAGGTCAATGTGTTCTAATTGTGTTCCATTACCACGTCTTACTTCTAAGTAATGAATCCACGAGCGAACACTACCCTTCATAAACATACGTGTAGGAGTACATTCAGGAAGAATCATACGTGCTGTCTCTTTAGCAACACCCTTTGCTATGAGGTAATTATATGTTTCATACACTCTGTCAAGCGTGACAGAAACAAGGTTGTCAAACTCAAGCCCATCCATTTCATTAAGCGGGACTGATTTTTGGCGGTTCTTTGGATGAGTACCACGCATAGGTGGTGCAACGAGAAGCCCTCTAAATTCTGCATATCTTTGACTAAACTCCTGAAAATCAAATGAGGCATGACGTAGTATCTGCTGACTAACTGCACGTATTGTATGTATCTCAACAGACCAGTCAGCCTGTGAGAAGATAGACCAATGCTTGTTTTTAATGCAGTACTTAATTAACTTCTTGTTTTCTTCTTCAGTGCGGTTGTCCTGATTAGGTGATGAAACACGAGCGCAGTAACATATTTCTTCTTCTGCATCTGGTGTTACCCACCTTGTCTTAGCAGTGTTGAAGTCAAACATAATATAATCCCTTATGAGACCCACGTACGAATCTCAATCAGATAGAAATTGGCAGTCACTAGCCAAACAAAAGATTGAGTCAAAACTATTCATGCTGTTTGGTGACA